AGCATCAAAAGTTTATTGTTCAGAATAGTTGGGGTACGGAATGGGGAGATGAAGGATATGGAGGCTTCCCTTACGGTATAGTAAAGCATCCTTTCTTTGAAGCTTGGATAGCTAGAAGTTTTAAAGATATGAATATACCAGAGCGTTCCGGTGTACGCCTAGAGGTATCAAATAAATTTAGAATAGAAGCTAGAATTATTACTGATGAATATAAAGTCGGGGATGAAATACAAATATTTATGGGGGCTATTATGCCTGATAAATCTACTTGGCTAAAGGCTCCAGTGCATAGTGTAGATGGCAGTGTAGATTTTATGCCTGATGTTTGGAAGCCCTTTAAAGAAACAGGACTAATACCCACTGATGCTTCTTATGTTTTAGATGGAGATAACCACATAAAAGTTGTACACTGGTTTGACTTATCGCCCTACAAAGGTACTGAAATTTATGTGGGGTATGGAAAAGATATACCCGCTATTAAAATAACTAAGCTTGTTACAATTTAATGGGCTTTATTTAAACCGTCAAAAATTTCATTTGGCTTTGACATAGCCATATATTGATACTCAAACATTTCTCTGTAGGTATCAAAGTCTACTATGTCTATTTCTTTTTCAGCGTGTACACGGGCGTATATTTGGTACGCTGCTCCCAACTGAGCTTCTGTATAAAGTGCTAACATATGTACTACCACCTATCAAATAAGTCTTCTGCTCGACAGAAATTTTGAGAACGACAGTCTCTAATATTCTGAATGAATAAATCCTGAGTCATGTAATTAAAGTCTTCATAGTGGTCTAGATTATATGACCACCTATTTCCTGTGCTTGAACATCCTGTTATTACTAATAGTAAAATTAATCCTTTTATAATTTTCATTCGTTGGCTATCATCCTCCTGCTATTTCTTTCGGTTATAAGTTCTTGATACTTTTCTTCATCAAGATGTGTTACTGCAATCCAAGCGTGAGTCATCTCATCGCCTGTTCTACTACCACCCACAACCCACATATCAGGGTCAGGGTTATTAGGGTTATCAGCGGTATTATCATACCATTGTTTAAGAACTAGTACTGCTCCCGCAGGAATTAGCGGTGCAAAGTCTGGATCATATATGTGACTGTGATGCCAAGTAGCACTCCAGTTAGACACCTGACTGATCTGTTCTGTTCTTCCAGTATCAGGATAGAATATCTCAAAGCTTGCTGCATTCATACGGAGATGACCATGTGGCTGCCATGAGTCTATACGAACCGGATGATCGAATGAATGAAACCCCTGAGTCATATGATAGCCGTGAGGTGGGATAACAATATCTGCCTGATCGCTAA